CAGGTAACATGGTTGCGTTACCCAATAACAGAGTGAGAGTAACTCACCCTGCTTGGTTTGAGACTGGTGAAGGTGCTCCAGACTTTAGACCAAATCAAAATATCTTTAACTCTAAAGAAGATGTAGACTATGTATGGGATACAGATAGAGTATTTAATAATTTATATCAGGAGAAATAAAAATGGCATCAAAACCAAACGGATCAAAAAAATCAGACTTTAATAAAATGATAAAGATATTAGGGTTAACTAAATCTGAAGTAGCAGATATGTTAGGACTTACTAAAAGTGATAGTTCTGGCGTAAAAAGAAGCATGGCTAAAGGTGGTACACCTAAAAAGAAAAAAGGCATGGCTAGAGGCGGTGCAATGAAAAAGAAAAAAGGCATGGCACGTGGTGGTATGAAAAAGAAAGGTATGGCACGTGGTGGTATGAAAAAGAAAGGTATGGCACGTGGTGGCATGAAGAAAAAAGGTTACTCTAAAGGTGGAGCAGCTAAAAGGAATAAAAGATGAAAATAGAAGGTGACAAGGTAGTAGATCAATACGGTGCTGTTCTTGCAGAATATATTCGTGGAGAATGGCACACTAAAGATCCTTCTGTATTAGATTTTGTAAAAGATACAGAAGAAGTAAAAGTACGTGCTCGTAATGAGAAGGGTCAACTTGTAGGAGATGATCCTTCTACTCCAGATGTAAATGAGGCATGGACAACTAAAGTTATTAAGAAAGTTAAGAAAAAAGCATAACAAAAAAGAGTTATAAGATATGGCTATAAAGAAGCGAACCACTACTAAACGTAAAGTTAAACCACTTAAATTATCAAAGGGTAGTACTGTAAATAAAGCAGGTAACTATACTAAACCTACTTTGCGTAAAAATATTTTTAATAGGATAAAAGCAGGAAGTAAAGGTGGCGGTGCAGGTCAATGGTCTGCACGTAAAGCTCAGATGCTTGCAAAGGCGTATAAAGCTGCAGGAGGCGGCTATAAAAATTAGAGGCTAAAATGGACCCAGTTACAATTATCGGTGGTGCAACTGTAGCCTTTAATGCTTTGAAGAAAGGTTTCCAGTTTGGAAAAGATCTTCAAGAAATGGGTGGTCAATTAAACCAGTGGGCTAGTAGCATGAGCGATCTAGCTTACCTAGAACAAAAAAATAAAAACCCTCCTTGGTGGAAAGCATTAAACGGACAGTCTGTTGAGGCTGAAGCTTTAGAAATATTTACAGCTAAAAAAAAAGCAGAGGCTATGCGTCAAGAGCTAAAGGACTGGATTAGTTTTACATATGGTCCGTCAGTTTGGGATGAACTAGTGGCTACTGAAGGTAGAATACGTAAACAAAAGAAAGAACAAGAGTATCGTAAAGCAGAAATGATTGAAGCAATTATAACTTGGACAGTTACAGGTTTATTAGTAGTTTCAGGTATAGGTGCTTTAATATTAATAGCATGGATAATAAATGGCTAAAGCAAAATCACAAAGAAGTCTTGACAGTTGGACAAAACAAAAGTGGAGAACTAAAAGTGGTAAACCTTCTACGCAAGGACCAAAAGCTACTGGTGAACGATACCTGCCCGAGGCTGCAATAAAAGCAATGTCTAGTTCTCAGTATGCTGCAAGCACTGCTAAAAAAAGAAAAGATAAAGCTGCAGGTAAACAGTTTTCTAAACAACCTAAAGGTGCAGCTAAAACTTCTAAACGGTATAGGAGAGTATAATTAGTGATAGACTTTGATGTAGATGGTGATGGTAAAATTACAGCAGAAGAAATAGCAATGAAAGAACGTATGCTTGAGGTTGAGCTACGTGAAGAAAAAGCTGAATCACAAAAGTTTATGGCGTGGGTAGCAATGGGAATGATGATTGTATTTACAGTTATTTTATTTACACCTTTGCTATCAGATACACGAGTAAATGCCCTTGCAGATTTACTAGGGTTATTTTACATAGCACAAACTGGTGTAGTAGCAGCTTATATGGGAGCTACAGCTTATATGGCAGGAAAACCAATGGGTAATAAAGTAGCAATGAAAAAGGATATGAGATGACATTTAGATTAAGTCAAAAATCAATGGATAAACTTGAGGGAGTACATCCTGCTATGACTGCAGTAGTAGAAAGAGCTATTCAACTTACAGATGTAGACTTTGGAGTTACACAAGGTACAAGAACTTTGGAGGAACAAAAAGCTAATGTAGCTGCAGGTCGATCACAAACAATGGCTAGTAAACATTTGTTACAGGACGATGGGTTTAGTCATGCTGTAGATGTTGTAGCTTATATAGGGTCAGATATATCATGGGAGTTAAATCTTTATGACAATATCTGTGATGCTTTTAAACAAGCAGCAGAAGAAACTGAAGCATCTGTTAAATGGGGAGCTGCATGGTCTGAAGGAGATATTAGATCATACTCTGGAACAGCAGAGA